CTAACAGAAACTTATTTCATACTTACTACAGACTCTGTAGGAATTCCAAATTGGTCATCAGTTATTGATGGAGGTGTATACTAATGGCAAAACCAAACACTAGGCAAGAATTAATTGATTATTGTTTAAGAAAATTAGGTGCTCCAGTACTAGAAATTAATGTTGCTGATGAGCAAATTGATGATTTAGTCGATGATGCCTTACAGTATTTCAATGAAAGGCACTATGATGGTGTTGAAAGAATGTACTTAAAGTATAAAATAACTCAAGATGATATTGATAGAGGAAAGTCTGGGGGAACCGATGGGGTTGGGATAGTAACAACTACAGGATATTCAAATATTCCTGGATATGGAACAACAACATTTAATTTTTATGAGTCATCAAATTATATTCAAGTTCCAGATTCTGTTATAGGTATAGAAAAAATATTTAAGTTTGATACTAGTTCTATTTCAGGTGGAATGTTTAGTATTAAGTATCAATTATTCTTGAATGATTTGTATTACTTTAATTCTGTTGAACTATTGCAGTATTCTATGGTAAAATCATATTTGGAAGATATTGATTTTTTACTTACTACAGATAAACAAATTAGATTTAATAAAAGACAGAATAGATTGTATCTAGATATTGATTGGTCCTCACAAACCGCAGATACATTTTTAGTCATAGATTGTTATAGGGCTTTAAATCCAGAAGATTTTTCTAAAGTTTATAATGATAGTTTTGTAAAAAAATATTTGACCGCATTAATTAAAAAACAATGGGGTCAAAATTTAATTAAATTCCAAGGTGTAAAACTTCCAGGTGGAACAGAGTTAAATGGAAGACAGTTGTATGAAGATGGTGAAAGAGAGTTGGAGGACATTAAGCAAAGAATGTTCTCAGAATATGAAATGCCACCTTTAGACTTTATTGGGTAATAATTATGACACTAAATCCATTTTTTTTACAAGGATCTAGTAATGAACAATTTTTAGTTCAAGACTTGATTAATGAACAACTTAAAATTTATGGTGTAGAAGTATATTATTTACCTAGAAAAATATTTAAAACTGATAACATTATCAGAGAAATACAATCATCAAAATTTGATGACTCTTTTATTATAGAAGGATACATTAACAATTATGATGGATATGCTCCAGATAGTGATATTATGACAAAGTTTGGTCTTCGTCTCAAAAATGAAATAAGTTTAACAATATCTAAAGAAAGATATGAAGAGTTTATAGCACCATTTTTAGAGGCTATTTCTTCTGGAATTGAAGATGAATTAATTTTAGATTATAAATTAGAGTTAACTGCTCGTCCCAAAGAAGGAGACTTGATATACTTTACTCTGGGAGAAAGACTGTTTGAAATTAAAAGAGTTGAATGTGACAAACCATTCTATCAATTGGGAAAAAATTATACTTATGAACTTAGTTGTGAACTTTATGAAGATGAGAATGAATTTATTGATAATGATGTTGAAGAAGTGGATAATACTGTTAAAGATCATGGATATATTACAAGTTTAATTGTTTCTAAGTCTCAAATTGAAGCAAGCATCTCTGCAGGAATTGATGTAGGTTGTGTAAATGAAATATTCTTGAATAATGATGGTAGTGGATATAAATCACCACCATCAGTAATTTTTTCAGATCCTCCTTTTGGAGGGACAAGAGCAACCGCAGTTGCAATTACAACATCTAAAGGAAATGTTCAATCAGTTTATAGGGTTGAAATAACAAATTCTGGTTCTGGTTATATAACTCCACCATCAATAACTTTTTTAGGATCGGGAACTGGTGCAGCAGCTACTTGCTCAATTGGAGGAACCCAACTTAGTGTAAAAACACTTACAATTGATAATCCGGGTCGTGGATATGGATCAAATCCAATAATAACCATTAGTGGACCTGGAGTTGGAATAACTGCAACCGCCATTGCTAGAATTGGTAATATTGGCCAAATAGAATCTGTAAGAATTCTAAATGCAGGTGTAGGTTACACACAAACACCTACAGTTTCTATTTCTACTTTCATATCTTCTGGTATTGGAACATTTATATACAATGAGGAGATAGTAGGTCAATTATCCGGAGTAACTGCAAGGGTTAAGGATTTTAGAACAGAAGTTTCATCAATTTCTGGAGTTGAACCAACTACATATTTGAGAGTATCCCTAAATACTGGTAAATTTAGTGCAGGTGAAGTAATTGTTGGTTCAATATCATCTGCTAGATATGTAGTTCAATCTCATAATTTAGAAAGTTATAATGATCCTTATGATTCTAACGAAGAAATTGAAATTGAAGCAGATAATATCTTAGATTTTTCAGAATCTAATCCATTTGGAGATTACTAATGTTAGGAAGTTATTTTTATCACGAAATTATAAGAAAAACTATTGTAAGTTTTGGCACTTTATTTAATAATATTTCAATTCGACATGTCAAATCGGATGGAACAATTCTCGATGAAACAAAAGTAGGATTATCTTATGGTCCAATGCAAAAGTTTTTGGCAAAAATTCAAGAACAAGAACAATTGACAAAATCAATTGCTATTACTTTGCCTAGAATGTCATTTGAAATGATTTCTATTCAATATGATCCGACAAGAAAAACTAGTGTTACTCAAACCTTTAAAGCTTCTGATGGAAATAACCTAAAAAAAGTTTTTATGCCAGTTCCTTACAATATTGGATTTGAACTTAATATTTTTAGTAAATTAAATGATGATGTTTTACAAATAATAGAACAAATTTTACCATTTTTTCAACCTTCTTTTAATTTAACTGTAGATTTAGTCGATTCAATAGGGGAAAAAAGAGATATACCCATTATTTTAGACAGTATAGATTTTCAGGATGATTATGAAGGATCTTTTCAGACTAGAAGAGCACTTATTTACACCCTAAGATTTACAGCAAAAACATATCTATTTGGAAATATAGCAGAAACAACAGATGGACTTATTAGAAAAGTTCAAGTAGATACATATAATAGTACAGATGTTCAAACAGCAAAACGTGAAATGAGATATACTGTAACTCCCGATCCAATAATAGCTGGACCTGAAGATGATTTTGGATTTACTGAAAATTGGAGTTATCTATCAGACTCTAGAGATTATAGTCCAACAAGACAATCTGATATTTAACACTTATGGAAAATAATTATGATTCTATAAATAAATCTCTTAATATCACTAATGATATTGTAAGTGTTGATAATTATGAAGAACAAATAGATGTAATTAAATCTGAAACTGATGATATACAAAAAGATTATGAATATACTAGAGCAAATTTATATTCGTTGATTGAGAAGGGTCAAGAAGCAATCAATGGAATAATGGAACTAGCTGGTGAGGGTGGTAGTCCTAGGGCATATGAAGTTGCTGGGCAATTAATAAAAAGTGTTGCTGATACAACAGATAAACTAATTGATTTACAAAAAAAACTTAAGGATGTTGGAGAGGAGACTAAAAAAACTACAAATAATGTAACAAATAATGCAGTGTTTGTGGGGTCTACTTCAGAACTTTCAAAATTATTAAAACAAGGTTTTCTAAATAGTAAAGAGTAAATATAAAGTTAATGAGTTGGACTGGTAAATACAAAAAGTCTATTGATTGTGATAATCCTCAGGGATTTTCTCAAAAAGCTCATTGCGATGCTCGCAAAAAAAGACAAAGAGGTGAAGTGACCAAATCAAAATCTCCTTTTTCCGAACAAAAAGAGCAACAAACTTTTACAAAGTTTACACACAAAACAAAACATTTACAAAAATCCCAACATAGACTTGATCCAAATATTGATCTAAAACATTTAGTACACCATTCAGTAAAGCAATACGTTGATAGAGATGGTGATGGTGATGTTGATGTGTATGATAATCCTAATATGAAAACACCAGATGAAAATGTTTTGAGTGCTAAAAAAGCACAAGATTACTCATCTAAGTTAATTTCTAAGCAAAAAGGAGAATTAAAACACACTAGAAGAGGTATTGCATATGAGCATAATATGAATGAAGAGGGTCTTCGTGATTGGTTTAGAAAATCTAAATCAAAAGATGGTAAACCTGGTTGGGTTAACGTCGTTACTGGTGGAACTTGTGCAAGTGATAAACCAGGAGAAGGTGTTCCGAAGTGTGTGTCATCTTCAAAAAGAGAAAGTATGACAAAAGCAGAAAGATTATCGGCATCAAAAAGAAAAAAAGCAGCAGATCCTAACCAGCAAGAGAAAACTGGTGCTCAAAAACCAACTTATGTCTCTACAGATAAAAAAAATAAAAAAATGGAAGAAGAAAAAAAATATCCCGATCATGAACACTCGATGATTAGATCGGAACTTCAAACAATACTAAAGTCTGTAAAAAGACTTAAGAAAAAAATGAAGGGTGAAGGAAATGTAGAAGCATGGGTACAATCAAAAATTACAAAAGCGGCCGATTATATTGATTCTGCTGCAGATTATATTGATAGTGGTGAGCATAATGTTCATGGGTCTATGGACGAGCAGAAAGATATAAAAGGTAAGGGGAGTGGAAAAAAAGATGCTTGCTACCATAAAGTAAAATCTAGATATGATGTTTGGCCTAGTGCTTATGCTTCAGGAGCATTAGTAAAGTGTCGTAAAGTAGGTGCATCTAATTGGGGAGATACTAATGAAAACTATCAATTTTCAAATTGGAGGGATGATTTTAAATCTACAGAATATGAATTTATAGACTTGATAAATCCAGAACCATTATTGAGTGAAGTCGTTGAAGAAAAGAAACAAAAATGTTGGCCAGGATATGAAAAAAAAGGATCTCAAAAACTTTTTGGAAAAACA